GATACACCTAATTTAATATTCATCCTTAAATTTATTGGATATTTTGGAGCGTAGTAAAAATTAATCGCCCTCATTGGTTCAACACCTAAAACACCCTTGGTTATATCTAGTTTTTGATAAAATAAACTACCACCATCAACATTTTCACCAGGAAAATAACCTCTATTATTCGAATCCGAATTATATCTACCAAATCGTCTATAATATACATTCAAAGCCGGATTTGAGGGGTTAAATTGAAATTGTTGAACCGTATAACCATCTTTCCATTCAACAATAAACCCATTATTCCCTTGAACCCCAATTTGTGCACCACCTCCAGAAGAGTTGGATATCCTGGTAATACCACCCCCAAAGTCATTATTTAATAAATAATAACCTCTTAAAGAGTTTGGTGGATAAGTATTGACGGGATAATTTCTAACATTAAAGAAATAATCTAAACGATTCGCATATGGCATTCTCAAAAATCCGTCGTTACTTCCTTGGAAATTTAAAGTAAGAGAATTGTTTGCTTCAATATTTGCAAATATTTTGACAATAATCCTATCTGCGTTTGCAAATGTGGTTGCAATTGTAGGTACACTAATAAAATACCTGTTCGCGATGCCCATTGTTAATTCACCAACAGGTTGTACTGGACTAGTACCTAATAAAATTTCAGCATCTTCAGAAAAATCATATCTATAAATTTTTACATATATTGACGAACCTCCAAGAATATTACTATCACCTTTAAATGCCCAAATTTGTACAGTAGAAGTTATTGCGGGAACACTAGAATTTAAATTTGGTAATGAAATTGGTGTCATAAATCCAGCCATATAAATATCCGTTTGTGGAGGCATGTTATCACTTGTACTATTTGTCCAAGTTTTATTAACTCTAAAGTAATTACCCGTTAATGCAAGATTGGTTGTATCACCAAGTGTTGGTGGAGTGTAAGTTACATCAGTATTATAAGTACCAGGCGTAAACGATATATTTTCTTTATCTAATCTAGAATAAAAAGTATGTAAATTAGTTGAGAAAGGGATAAAACTGAACGCCCCACTTATTGATGGTTTAAAATGAAATGAATCATAATATAAATTTTGAGTAGTCAAACCGTCTAATGATATATTATCAACTAAATCATGAGCAACACATTTTAACCCCCCCTTTATAGGATGATTTAATTTAAATCCCTTACCTTGAGATTTACTTTCAGTAATAATTGTTGATGCATTACCAAAATCATAACCAAATAAACGACTTAAATCATAACTTACACTAACCCTAGATGAATTGGGGTCAACACCTCTAACCAAAAAAAGAACTCTTTGTTTATTTTGTTGATTAAATCTTAATACTGGAGAAAAATATCTATCACCACCGTCAAAATTAGTTCTATCATTCCATTCATTAATACGATAAAACGACATTGTATTACTTAGAAATCTACTATTAAACGAATTAAAATTACTCCAATCATTAGGTACTGATACTGTTGTTGTATTACACATACCTGTATATTCAACATATGTCATACCTGTAATAACTTGGAAATATTCAACATCCATTGGAAATTTAGCGTAATTAACGTCTCCGGATGATTGAGATATATTATACACAGTTCTAATGTTAGTGTTATCTCCTATAGGATTGGCATAATCAACATTTATTGTACCATTAACATTAATTGGTGTCCCCTTCATCGAAAACGTCCCATATTCATTTAAAGACACACCATCTCCGTTAATATTTTTATCTTGAGACAAAGAAATGTCTTGAAAAGCTATAATCCCCCCTGACACAATATTATTTGATGATGGTCCACAAACAATCGCGATAACATTATCGAAATGAAATTTACCTGCATTCAGTTCCGGTTGGAACCTAACCTTTATTCTATTAACCCCGCCACCAGGATTATCTGGTGAATCATTAAAATATTTTCCTTTAGTATTAAAAAGATTTAATCTTTCCGATACTGATAAACTAGATGAGAAATAATTATATTGAATAGTATCGTCTGTTGGTGGTTCAGCGGTGGGGTCCCTATCCTCTGTTGTTGAAGAAAACATTTCCGGAACTCTAGTTGTCGGTGTTAATGTTTCATCGTCGGGAGAACCAAGAGCATCACCAGCAAAAATCGTCTGATATATTAAATCTTGTGTGTAAACACCAGTATCACTCTTCCTATTAAAGTAATTACCCATTATTTGATATTGACTTAAAATCGATGTTCCACCTCCTTCAACAACAGTTATTCCCTCGGTATCTACCTCCAACGCTTCAACACCTGTTGTGTCTGTTGGTAAACTTCCCGGGTCACCACAATCACAAAAAGAACAATCAGGGTAAGATAAATTAGGTATTTTAATATTTTTTAATTTATCAGGAAAAGATAAAATATCATTCGCAATTTTTTTAATATCCGCAACTGACATACAGCGCATCTTATCTCGTAATCTTCTAAACATTCTACCACCAAGTGCTCTAGGTAATTTAGCCAATAAACCTAATATACCTCTAATGATATTACAAATAATTGACACTATCGCTAATATAGGTATAAGAATTATAAGACAAATAATGGCCAAAACTTTTAAAACAAACCATAGAATATGTACAACAGGAATTAAAACAATTAAAATTGGTCTAAATAAAAATAACATTATCCAAAACACAAAATAAATTAAATCAAATCTAAATACTGAATCATTCGCAGGAAATTTATTATTATCACTCTCACAAGCATCATCTAAAATATTTTTTATACTAATAATCTGATTAGAAAAACTACCATTCCTATATTGGTCAATTAATTGCGACACAGTATAAACTTTATTATATTGCATTAAATAAAATGTATCCTCACAATTAATAGCGGATTGTATATCCGAATAATCATTCCAATCTAAACTAAATGAATATGATTTTAACGCTTCTCGATAATTCGTATTATTTACATTTGATAATGGGTCTTGAGTACTATTATCCCAACCGTATTCTCTAATATTAGGTACTAAAAAATATCCTCGTCTAACTGTCTCAGATAATGATGGTGATTGATTCCATTTTACTTTAAACCTATATTTGGCTTTAGTCGCTATTCCTTTTTTCGGGTCATTAGATATAACTTGTTCACCAAATTCATTAGTTATTAAATAATCCAAATTCATTGGTACATCCAATAACCAAGTACCGTTTTCATCAATCACTTGACCACCTTCTTCTAAATCAACAGTTTCAAGGATAGGGTATCCATCAGTATCTTTAAATATAGTTTGTCGTATCGCCAATATTTCTCCCGGACCAACAACTAAAGAACATTGAGCCCCTGATTTAACTTTTGGTTTACAATTTCGTTTAACAACATCATCATTATTTGATGATATGATTGACCCCATAAAAATAGATGTTGGTCTAATATCAATACTAGCCTCAGATGATAAGTCAAAATCCGTTCTGGTTATACCCAAATTACATATTTCAGGTTGACCCCATAATGGTTCAACCGTTATTACCTTATTAATAGAGATAATTTGAGGTAATTCCCGTAAATTAGTTGATGATTTAAAATCGACCCCCGCAACTTGATTTGGTGTTGCAATACCCATTCTAATTAAATCTTGTGGAGATAATGAAAATTCACCTATATCAGATAAATCAACATCTAAAACTATTGTTTGAGAACCAGGCGGCACCCCAAAAATCATATAATCACCACTATTATTAGTTGTTGTTGTGTATTTATAATACTTGTCAAAAACCTCAATCAAAGTTGGGTCAGTTAATACATCTTGTCTAGTAAAAAAAGTTCCTGTTGGATTATGTCCACTATGTGATTTAGTGTATGGTAGTAAATTGTATCTATATCCGTCTTCATTTAAGTCAATTAATGATTTATAAGGATATAATTCAGATATAACAGGATTTGATTCGTCCACACTGTCTAGTGGAATAAATACCGATACTTTAGCGTTTGGTATACCAAATCCATTATTAATACTAACACGACCAACAATAACCCCATAATCGGAGCATTGTCTAGTATAGATTTGACTTTGCAATACTTTCAAAGAAAGTATTTCCAAATACTCAAATTCTTGGTCTATTAAAACTTTAATTGAGGTATCAACACCGGGTTTGGTTCTTATTCTAAATGAATTGGACATAATATTCTTTTTTAATAAATAGTTTATATACTATTTTCAAAAGATAGTCCATATTATTTTAAAATAAATTGCTAAGAGAAATTAACGGTTTTAAGATTTTTAACTCTAATGTTAATATCTTTACTAGAATATCTAACTTGATAAGTCTGTTTTGGTTCCGCAAAAATGGTGTCATCAACTAATTCAATTTGTTTTGTTTCTGAATCAGAATACCTTTGAGATGTTTGAGATGAAGAATATTGTCCCCCCACTTTATTAAAGAATAATATATCAGATAATGAAATCACACCATTCTCACTTTGAATTAATCTTCTCAGTTCAGATACATTAACATTTTCACCCATTTGTCGATTAGTCGGGTCAAAATAATCAGATACAATATTAATCACTTTAGAAATTATAGCCCCTTGATTTTGAGTATTATCTAAAACAATATCAACATTAACACCTAAATCAATCACATTGGCAACTTCAATAGATATATAATCATTAATCATTCTATAATTTGATAGATAATTAGCAACATTGTTTTTTAGGGTGTTAGACACAATTTCAGTAAGACTACCATTTTCATCATAAGACAACATTTGGATTTTTATCTTATTATTTTCCTCAGTTATTGAGACTTTTGCCGGAGCCCCGAATTGTGACGGCATTAATCTAATTAATGATTCATAATCATTTATGGTTACCGCTCTATTTTGAGCTGCAAAATTATAGGTAACTAAATTTCTAACTTCTTCTGTTGTTGGGTAATTACCTCCTCCGATTGCAGCCGTAACATTCGTACATCTCAACGAATTAACAACACTAGTATTAATAGAATCTGATGGTCCATTAACACTAAACGAAACATTACCAATTTGAGTAATAACATTAACACCTAAATTTGAACCTGTACCCCCACCAATCCTATATTGGATAAAGATTGTACTATTAGATTTAAGAATACTACCTAACCCTAAATTATTGGAATATTTATTTAAGTTCATTTCGTACCCATTTCTAGCAAACTCTCTTAATTGTTCGTCAGCAGATTGACTACCCCCACCAAATGTGATTTTAAAAAACCCTTCTGGTGTATATTCTGTTATGAACTTATCATTAGTTGACATATATTTACCAACTTTTATTCCAGGTTGGTCGGACACTTTAGTTGGGTCTTCGATAAAAACTCTATCTTGAGCCAACGCTTGTACTTCATACCATCTATCGTCTAACCCTAAAAATTCTTGTGCAGACGGGATGTTCGCATATTGAGTACCGTCTTTTAATAAAACACTCGTTACCCCCAAAACATTTTTTTCAGGTAAAAACATCTCAAAAAATGGTTTAACATCATTTGAGGTTACAACTCTTTTGAATACTTTTGTAATACCATTAACTATTGTTTCTCTTTTAGTTATTGTATAGTTCAATAATTTATTATTTGAATCAAAATTTGGTATCTTTAATCTGTTAGGATATCCATCGGCATTTAATGGTGATGAAAAATCAATATCGTACACAGTTTCAAAAACTTGTCCTGCACCAATAACTTGAGAACCTCTTCTTAATATACCACAATACCTTAAATCTTCTTTATCTCCATAAGCGGGAACTGTAATTGAGAAATCTACTAAAGCAACTGATGGTCGTTGACCCGGAACTTTTAACCCATAAGTTCTTGCAATATTATAAATTGATGACCTCTGTTGAGCATATTGTAATACGGTCTCTTGGATACTTCTATCAATATTAAATTGTAGGTTATCCGTTACTGCAGCATTTAAATCAATTAATACCGAAAATACGGAAGCGTCGTTAAAGTTTTCAATAGTATCCGGATAATAAGTTTTTGTAAAATTTATTAATTCCGTTCTGATTGCTTGGAAGTCTCTTGTTGTGTATGAAATTTTTTTATTTGCCATATAACATTAAATATTAATAATTACAAAATCTTTTTGATTAAACACATCATTGTTAAGTCTATAATCAATTCTAACTTTAGCGGTATGTTCTTTAGTTCCTATACCAGGAACCCTATATACTCTATCATCATTACTATCAATATAAGTACCTTTATCCTCCTCACCATCTGACGCGGCGGTAATACTAATATTTATTATTGTGATATTAGGGATGTAGTCTTCCACTGAAGACCTAATTTCAGCATCTATATCCGAAAATGTTGGACCATCTAAAGGTTCAAAAATAAACTCATATAATCTAGTTCCAAAATCAGGTAAATAATATCTAGTACCTTTTCTTGTTAATAATAAATGAACCAGACTACTTCTAATCTCTTGGTCATTATAATCAGAAAGGTCTAAATACTTACCATCATACGAATCTCTAAAAGGAAAATTAATTCCATATGTTTTACCATCACTCATAACTATAAATATAGTGTCACAATTATTTCTAATAAATACCCCAAAATAAAAAATCACGACATATGTCGTGATTTATATCATAATTTATTTTAATTAAGAACCACATCCAAAACATTCAAAGTCCGAATCCTCCGGTTTCTTAACTAA